ATGAATGCAGATGTCGTCATCGTCGGCGCGGGGCCTGCCGGTATATTCACGGCGCTCGAGATGCTGCGCCGGGGCAGCAAGAAGAAGATAGTGATGGTCGAGAAAGGCCGCGCCCTTGAAAAGCGCAGCTGCCCCAAGGCCAAGACCGGCGTCTGCATGAACTGCAAGCCCGTCTGCCATATCACCACGGGCTTTTCCGGCGCGGGCGCGTTCTCGGACGGCAAGCTCTCCCTGGCCTGTGAGGTCGGCGGCGACCTGCCCACGCTCATTGGCGAGCGCCTGGCCCAGGAGACCATCGACTACGCCGACAAGATCTACCTCGAGTTCGGCGCCGACGAGCACATCGAGGGCATCGGCAACGAGGAGAAGGTCCGCCGCATCCGCGCCCGCGCCATCAAGGCCGGACTCAAGCTCGTGGACTGCCCCATCCGCCACATGGGCACCGAGAAGGCGCACGACGTCTACCTCGGCATAGAGCACTACCTCATGGACCACGGCGTCGAGATGTACTTCGACACCGAGTGCCGCGACCTCATCATGGAGGGCGACGTCTGCCGCGGCGTGTACCTCACGGACGGCAAGAAGGACTTTGAGATCCGCGCGGAGCACACCGTCGTCGCCACCGGCCGCCGCGGCGCGGACTGGCTGGAGAAGATTTGCTCCGAGCACGGCGTGGAGCACCAGCCCAGCACCGTCGATATCGGCGTCCGCGTCGAGGTCAGGAACGAGATCATGGAGGAGATAAACGACGTCCTCTATGAGTCCAAGCTCATCGGCTATCCGAAGCCCTTCAAGAACAAGGTCCGCACCTTCTGCCAGAATCCCGGCGGCGTCGTGAGCCAGGAGAACTACGACAACGACCTCGCCGTCGTCAACGGCCACGCCTTCAAGGGCGCCGACCTCAAGAGCCCGAACACCAACGTCGCCATCCTCTGCTCACACAACTTCTCCGTGCCCTTCAACCAGCCCATCGCCTACGCGCAGAAGGTCGGCGAGCTGACCAACATGCTGGCCAACGGCCACATCCTTGTCCAGCGCTTCGGCGACATACTTGACGGCAAGCGCACCTGGGAGAAGGAGCTGGCCTACTCCAACGTCCGTCCCACCCTGGTGGACGCCGTCGCGGGCGACATCACCGCCGCCATGCCTTACCGCGCGATGATAAACATCATCAACTTCATCAAGTCCATGGACGAAGTCGTCCCCGGCTTCGCATCCTACGAGACGCTGCTGTATTCCCCGGAGCTGAAGTTCTACTCCAACAAGGTCAAGATGGACACCAGCTTCAACACCAACGTCCCCGGCCTCCACGCCCTGGGCGACTCCTCCGGCTGGACCCGCGGCCTCATGATGGCCTCCGCCATGGGCGTCCTCATGGGACGCGAGCTCGCGTAAGATAAAATGATGTCCGCCCCGCAGTATGCGGGGCGGACTTTTTTCACCGCTTGTCGCTCACGCCGAGAATGTAGTCGACGCTGCACTTGTATAGCGCGGCGAGCTTTATCAGCGTCTGCGTCGGGATGTCGTTCTCGCCGGTCTCGTACTTCGAGTAGCCCGTCTGCGACATCTGCAAATACTTCGCCACCTGCGCCTGCGTCATATCCGCATCCTCGCGCAGGTCCCTGAGCCTTGGATACATCCGTGTCACCTCGGACACAGTATTTCATAACCTGAAAGAGATTATTGAAGATTAACCTGAAACAGGTTAATGCGGACGCGCTTTGCCCCGGGGCCGATTTGGTCCCGGGGCTGCTTTGGGTTTCAGCTGGTGGTCGTGGTGCAGTCGCCGGAGGGGAAGAACTCCTCGACGGGGAAGCGGATCTGGGAGAAGATCTCGCAGGGGTCGTCGTTGCAGCGGCCGCCGGCGCATTCCTTCTCGGGCACGCAGTAATCGTAGGCCGGGATGAGCAGCTGGGTGTCGCGCTCAAGGCGGATGATGGAGAACTGGCCGAGGGTGACGTACAGCCTGCGGCCGGTGTCGGTGGTGACCAGCGCCTCGCCGAAGCGGGCGAGGATGCAGGCCGGGATGTCGTGTCTGTCGTTGTCGCAGCAGACGTTGCAGTTGGCGTCTACGAGCTTGAGGTGCAGCGCTATGGGGTCGACGGCCTCGACGTAGGCGGTGGGCATGCCGTCGTCCACGCAGCTGCAGTCGCACAGGTCGGACGAGAACGTCTTTACCGTGCCCTCGCCGCCGCAGAGCATGACGCGCTTGTCGAAGATGGCGAGTCCCGTGACGGTGTTCCCGCCGGGGAAGGTCTCGCCCGTTATCTTGTAGAAATATGTGACGTCTACGGTGTAATAGCCCTTGTTGAAGGTGATGGCCTCGACGTTCACCTCGGCATACAGCAGCTCCGCGCTCTTGGGCCGGACGCTGAAGGCGTTGTCTATGTAGGTCTGGGACCCGACGGTGGGGTAAACCCGGAGGTCTTCTATGCAGTCTTTGTCATAAGACTGACCGTTTTATAAATATGGCAGTTAAAAATCGCGGAGCTGGAGCTCCAGGGTGAAGTCGCGGGGTTTGGTTTTCTTCTCTTTGGTGTAGGTTACTTCCACACCGAGTGCTTTTAGGGCGCTGTTCTTGTCGGCAGGGGACATGGTGGGGTAGAGCTGGACCAGATTCTCCAATGCGGCGGCGGCTTTGCGCGGGTCGCTGCGGCGGCGCTCGTCTATCTGGCGCTCGAGGCCTGCCCGCTTGCTCGCAAGCTCGGCAAGCTCTTTTTCGGCGGCGTCCAGGCGTGAGCGGAACGTAGAGCGGTCATATGTGCCGTCCTCGAGGAATTCATAAAGACGCGGGATGCGGGCCTGTACGCGCTCCTGCTCGCGCTGCGCGGCTGCAAGGGCGGCTTCCAGCGCGTCAACATTTGGCGAGGCGCCCGAGTCTATGAGAAGTCGGAGCCGGGCAAGCTCGTCATACAGCAGCTCGACCATGCGCTCCTCTACATACTCGAACTTCGCACCGGCGGTACAGCCCTTTGTGGTACACAGCAGATACGGCTCGCCTTTGTTAGTCCCCATGCGCTGCATATTGTTCCCGCACTTCGAGCAGCGGATGATGCCGGCAAAGGGGTTCGCGCGTTGGCCGGTATTGCTGGGTGGTATGTAGCGCTGCTTCCTGCGCTCCTGAGCTTCCAGCCAGGTGTCCCATGGGATGATCGCTTCGTGCACGCCGTCCACCATCAGCCACTCGCCCTCCGGAGTGTAAACGACGTGGTGCTTGTCTTTGCCGTGAGCTCCGGGGCGATAGTGCTTCACGCGATTCCAGGCGACCTTCCCGGCGAATGTGGGATTGCGCAGTACGTGCCGCACTGTGTTCCGGTTCCACTCGGCGCCGCGACGGGGACAACTCCCCATGGCGTTGAGCTCCTGCGCTATGGTCTGCGCGCCGATACCGGCGAGGTAACGCTCGTAGATATAGCGCACGAAGCGTGCCGGCGCGAGAGTGCCCGCGGGCGAAGGCGGCTTGCCGAGGCGGGTGGGGCGGTAGCCGTAGGGCGCGTTGGCCGTATAGCCGCCGGCCTCTATGGTCTGCATCAGGCCGCGGCGCATACGCTTGCGGATGGCGCGCCACTCAGCTCTGGCGAAGAACGCCTTGAACTCCGTCATCTCGATATCGGCGTCGTTCGTGAGGTCATAGGTTTTCTCAGGCGTGATAATCAGTGTGCCGGATTCGCGGAAGGCGTCCAGGATGGTGCCTTGGTCGGCCATGCCGCCGCGCCCGAGGCGGTCGATGTCCATGCACAGCACGGCCTCAACTTCGCCGGCGCGGATGCGCTCGAGCAGCTTGAGCATTTCCGGGCGCGCATAGAGCTTTTCTCCGGACGCCACTTCCTCGTACACGCCGTCCACGGGCAGGCCGAGCCGGTCGGCCAGTTCCTCCAGCGCGGCCCAGTGCTTCGCCAGCACCTCCTCCGTGCTCTGCCCCTCCTCCGCGCGGCTCTTGCGGAGATACATGAAATTCGTAGGAATCACCCCCTTGCGTTGTCGTGACTCGTTGTGCTAAAATCAGGCATCAGCCAAATGCCGCCTGTCGCCAGCGGCCTATAAATGTGCGACTTGCTTACGACTGCCCCTTGCTGACCGGGGGCATATAAAAAGGCAGCTTGCGCGCTGAGAGCCGCTGCCCGCCAAGGGCGGCGGTTTTTTATTTCACGTGGTACTACGCCGAACTGTTTGATGATTAGGGTCATACTTTGAGCAAGCATACTCCAAGTTCTTAAAATTGCAACATATCTTGACCAAAAATGGCGTTCTCTTGGTAACGACTCCATAATAAGTTTTGGATGCGTGGTCGAAGACATCGGCTTTGTGCCTATTGATAAACGAAACCTGACGACGCAGAAGTTCGGCATATTTCAAGTCTGGCTCGTCATCAATGTTGAAGTATATTATAGCTTCTTCCGGGACTGGAATCATGTTGTTGAAGCCGAGTAGTCCAAGATTGCCATTATCAATTCTCATGATATGATGACCAGGCTTAATTTTAGCGTGGCTTGGCTTAGGAGACTCCATTGGCACAAAATATTTATAATTACCTACAAGCAGAACCACGCCCACGTATGGCCTGCTGCGATTTTTGTTATCCTGAACTCTGTGATCGCGGCTTTTTAAAAAACGTATGTATCTATCCGATATCCGATACAGCTTTAGTTGTTCCATATTTCCTCCCACAAAAATGAAAAAGAGGCAGGCAAAACACCCACCTCTTTTCAGGCCCCTACTTTCGGCAAGGGATTTCCGCTTTTTTAAGGTCTGACTTGCGGCACAGACTATCCGCTTTTTCCGGTCCCGATTTACGGCTCGGGCTTTCCGCTTGGAGTGACTGACAACACAAGTTGTTATCACAAGGCGGATCTCTCCGCACTTCTATTATACGCATGCGTTTCGGAAAAATGCAACCGCAAGATGTTGGGTGTGTATTTAGTTTTTAACAAAAATGTCTATATGTTGTGTTAAACGCGCTGTTTAACGCTGAGAATTATTATAAAACGGTATCGAAAGTTCAATGAAGGCGAAAGACAGCCAGCCGCCGCCTCGGGAGGGGCGGCTTTTTTTATTTCATGTAATCTGAGATGTAGATTATCCGGCGCTGGCCGGCTTTTCTTTTTTATCATCCTTTTGGTGTAAAAGATAATCAGAGTATGAAAGCAAGCTGATACGATCATCTTTACCGAGATTGCTGTAATTTTCAAGAAGCGTAATTATATCGCCTTTATCTACACCGGGACATTTACGAAACAAATTAACTATAGCTTTTTCGTTCGCAGAAAGAGTGGACATGCGAATCTGCTCATCACTAGTATCTAACAACCATGTATTACTTATAAGATCATCCAAACTGTAGCAGATAACGTCAGCTATCCGCTTTAGCTCTTCCACTGTAGGCATTATCTTGCCATCTTCTATCTGCGCGTACCGGTCAGCGGGAATACCGAGAGAAGCTGCGAATTTGGCTTGAGAAGAATTTGTATTAGCCCGTTCTCTTTTTATGACATCAGTACGTATTATAGGTACGCCATTATCTACTAATGCGAGAACAGGCACATCAAGCTTGTTTGCATATTCAATAACTGTACGCAAGTTCGGCTCACGCTCTGTAGATTCATATCTGCTTATAGTTTGCTTAGTGGTCCCTAAAAGATCAGCGAACTGCTGTTGAGTCATTTTTTTGTAGTCTCTTAGGAACTTAATCTTTTCACCAAATATCATATTGTCACCCCTTTGGAGACATTATAGACTAATGTCATCCAAAAGGCAACAAAAAATATTTTGGTATGGTAACCAAAAGGTTGACAGTGCGGAATATCTGTGATAGCATAGTGTCACCAAAAGGATGTCAGGAGGTTAAACGATGATAAATGAGAGCTTCAGCAGGGCAATAAAAGCTAAGTATTCGACTTACAGTGAATTCGCACGTGAATTGGGATGGACGAGGCAAAAAGTAAACAAACTCCGTTATGGTCGCTCGCCCAAAATTTCAGAAATCAACTCTATAGGCGAAGCACTACAAGTGCCTATAGCCGACGTGGTATCTTTTTTTTCTGAAGCGTGTTACCAAAAGGATGACGAGCAGACGGCACAGTAAGGAGGTGAGGGCGTGAGCGGCGAGGCGGCTGAGGGGGCTTATGTCATATGCGGCATGGCCTACATGCTGCTTGTATGTGCACCAGCACTTGCGCTTATGCTGTCGGGCCGGGAAATAGATCTATCAGTCATGGTGTGCAGCAGAAAAGGCATGAGCGCGCTGCAGCTTAGGAGCTTTGAGACTGAACTGGCGTGGGTGTCGGTTTGTGGATTTTGCGCTTACATGCTTATACAAGCGGCACTGCGCATTGCATGGCTGGTCAACCCCGACGGGGTATGGTCCGGCTTCTGGTTGGTGACGGGCGCGACGGTGTTCGCGGCGGCTCTGACGGGCTGTGTTCTGGCGTTCAAAAGGAAAACGCTCGCCGCAGCGGCTACTGCGGTGAGCGCGTGTATCGGCTTATTCTGGGCGTTCCTGATGGTTATCATTGCGCTTCAGCTGAATCACTGAGGATAGAGCGGCTTCGATTTCTTCGCGCGTGCCTTTGTGAAGCGTGGAATACAAAGCATCGAGACAGACAGCTAAATTGCCCGTGGATTCGGCACTGATGGAAGAAACCTGCGCGAGGGCGTCTGTGCGGTACTGCCAGCCCTGTGTGTTTGCAGCACGGGAAACGGAGGCGGCCATCGCAGAAAAACGAGACTCAGCAGCGAGCTCGCGCTCGTGCTCCCATTGCTTTTGCAGGTGTTCAAATTTGAGCTTCAATTCTCTGGTGGCCTTATTCTTTGCGATAACAGCTGTAACTATGGTAGCCAACACGGGCAAGATGATGCCCAAGATATCCAACCACATTTTATCACCTCCCTTCCGGATGATTTTACCACCGGGCGCGGAGGCGGACAAGAGGGGAGGTGAGGGCATGAGAATTAATGATCTGACCCCGGAAGAGTACTCGATAGTGAAAATACTCCGACTTATGTCAGACCCGGACAGAGAATGGACGATTAAGATCTTTTGGGTATGCGCCGGCGTAGTTATAAGACAATGGTCCACGCCGAACGACAAAGTGAAAAACTTGAAGGAAATGGAGACGGAACTCAGAGAGAACATCCCAAAGCTAATGCAGGAAGCAGGCATATGCACAGAGAAGCTGGCGCAGAAGATTTCTGCTGACGAGCAGAGGCTTAATGACTGGATGAATGGGCAGAGCCTGCCTACTGGTGGGCAACTATTGGCTCTGGCTGACGCTCTTGGATGCGAATTAGATGAACTGCTGCGTTGGCCTTATTATGGAACAGATGGCGAAGTATTATGGAACAGACGGCACAGTAAGGAGGTGAGGGCGTGAGCGGCGAGGCGGGAACAGAAATCCTGAAAGTCGCTGCGGCAGCCTTCTTTATGGGAGCTTCCTTATGCGGCATGCTTATAGGCCTGGAACGGCTTGAAGGATGGGCGGCGAGGCTTACCGTAATACCCGCCCTCATATATATCTCCTTATATGCCTGGCTAATCAGCACTATCGCACAGATGGGCGGCATTAAAATCATCGCGGCCACGGCATTCGCTGGGATGTCGTTATGCAGCAGCAGAACAAGCCTCGACTGGTTTGATGGATGGCGCGCAAAACTCCCCGTAATAACCGCAGGTATAGTCGCCCTGTTATATGCCCGGCTGCTTGCGTCTGTTTTCTTTTCCTGACAAATCGCCCTGCATGGATTTAAGCAAAGTTTCCCGGAGCTCATTTGTCTTGAGTGCATGAGCGGTTTCATCTGCTTCGAGCGATTCGGGCGAGCGTATGACCGCGAGGAAGTGCCTTTCGAGAACGGGCCGCGTCCGTTCAGAGGCATAGAGGCTGGCACGTTCAAAGCTGCCGGTTAACTTAGCGAGATACTCCGGGGTGACAGGCATCGGCACTACGCCGCTTTTGCAGAGATACTCACTGAACGCTTCGGCTGCGTCGTGATAGTTCAGCTCGATGAGCTTGATTTTCCTGCTTTCCCTGCTGGAAAAGAACACATTCAGAAACGCAAAAAGTCCGGTCAGCAGGGCACTTGCAACAGCAGCTATTGCAGCAACTTCAAATTCTGACATTTTATCACCTCCCTTCCGGATGATTTTACCACCGGGCGCGGAGGTGGACAAGAGGGGAGGTGAGGGCTTGAGCCGCGAGGCGGCTCAAGGTTAGGTTCCAGTAATCATTCAGGCTGAGGCACACATAGGCTTGAAGGTGGAGGTGAGGGCTGTGGCGGAGCCTGTTTATCCGATAATCACGAAAGAGGACACCGAGGACGGGTACATATTGCGGTACGACTATGGCCCAAAGCAGGGCGTCACGACCTGCATCGTACACCGGCGGCCGACGACGGAGGAGGAACGCTCGCGCATGCGCAGCGGCATCAACAGGATAATACGCCAGTACGGCTACGTGCTGGCGGACTGAGAGGGTCACAAACATGGTTATGTCCGAAAGCGAAATCGTCCGAGAGTACCGGACGGCGAAGAACAAGCCCAAGCAAATCGAGGTGCTGGCGGAGCTGAATGCGGTAAAGGCGGACTGGATAAAGGATATCCTCCTGCGCAATCCGGAGAGCGGATATGTGAAGCCGGGGCCAAAGCCCAAGCAGAAGGCGGCGGCAGAGTCGGAAGCTGCGCGGGAGGTCAACGCACTGGCGCCGGAAGCGCCGGGCCGGGCGGACAGGGACCGCGGAGGGGCGGCGCTGCTGCTCATGGAGCTGGCGGCTATGCTGGAGCGCTGTGAGGATATTGACTGCCTCGAGAAGCTGGAGCTGGCGGCAACACTGAGCGGCGGCAAGGTGATGATAGTGGACATCCACTAAGGGGACGCGCTCGCATGAATAACACAAAAGAAAGGCGGCGGGGAGAGATGAGAAATTGGAGGGGGAAGGCCGTGTTGGCCGGGTACATAGCACTGTGCGTGCTGCTCATCATCCTCACCGCCATCATATCGCTGCGCCTGAGTGCGCAGGAGGCGCGGGCGGCAAGTGAGCTGCCCGCGCCTGTTTACAGCTCCGCCGCCTTGGCGGCGCATCTGGCGGTAGCGCCGGACGTGGCAGCACATGAGCCGCAGATACCTGAACCGCCCGCAGAGCCTGAACCGGAGCCGCGGTATGAGGAAATCACAGCGGAGGAGCGGGAGCTGCTCGCCCGCGTGGTGTATGCCGAGGCAAACACGGAAACGCTTGAGGGGCAGATCGCGGTGGCCCAGGTCGTGCTCAACCGCGTGCGCTCCGAGAGCTTCCCGGACACGGTGAGCGAGGTCATATACCAGGAGCGGCAGTTTTCAACTGCGCCCATCCTTGAGAGCGTGGTGCCGAATGAGACCAACTACGAGGCCGTGGACGCGGCGTTTGAGACTGAGGTCGTGCCGTATGAGGTGCTGTACTTCTCCCGCGGCGCTGAGAATGACCGGGTGTGGGGGCAGATCGGCGCGCATGTGTTCTGCTATGGATATGTGTGGTGAGCGGCTAGGCCGCTTGCAAATATGACAACGGAGGAATGAACATGTACATCGTTACTATCAGAGAAAAGGGCAAGGACAAGCCACTGCTTGAGCGGGAGTGCGATTGCGTGATCGGGGCGTTTGGAAGTGCCGGAGAAGCACACTTTTTGGCCAGTATACAGGGCGACCGGGAAACGCTGATAAGCACATATGCCGGCGCCCTTATGGGACTTAAAACGCTGGAGACACAATTTCCCGGACTTATGGATAAGGCTGTTGAGGTGGCCAAGGACGCTGACGTTGTAGAAATGGAAATTAAAAAACCGTTCGCCTCGCTTTTCTCGCGGCTCTTTGGCAGGTGAGCGGCGTGGACAGGTGGGAGGTGCGGCACGATCTCTATGAGGACGTGGAGGTCGAGGCGGAGGACAGGCTGCGCGCCATCATCGCGGCGGCGAAAATATGGGGCGTGCGCTGGCTGCCCATTGCGCAGGAGTGCAGGACGAAGAGGCTCGGCCAGGTAAAGGAGGCGGGGGCATATGGCGGTGCAGGAACGATATGAGATACCCTGCCGTGAGTGCGGCAAGCCTCTGATATTCATACGCACGAGGGCGGGGAAGAACATGCCCTGCGAGGCGGAGCCGGTGCTCTACTGGCCGGACGACGCCGGGCCTCTGCTGTTCTATCAGCGCGACGGCTCATATGAGCGGGGGAAGCTGGTCGGACATCCCGCAGTACCGCAGGAGAGCGGCTACGTGCCGCACTGGGGCCGCTGCCCCGGCCGGCGCAGGGACAAGGCACCGCCGGGAGAACGGAAACGGACTCCACTTGAGCAGCGCATACATGAACAGGTGCTCCGGGAGCGAGCTGAGGCCCAGGCGCGGCGGGAACGGGCAGAGGCGCGGGCCGCCGAGCAGGCGGCGCTGCGCGAAGTCGAAGAACGCCAGACAAGATTGTTTTGAGGAGTGGATAGCATGACTGCGATACAAACTGCGGCGGTGGCGCCGTTGAAGGTATACATAGCCGGCAAAATCACAGGGGACCCCGAGTACAAGCGCAAGTTTTTGTCCGCGCACATGGAGCAGAAGAACGAGGGACACATAGTGCTGAATCCGGCACACCTGCCCGAGGGCATGAAGAGCGCGGACTATATGCGCATATGCCTCGCCATGATCGACAGCGCGGACCTGGTCGCCTTCCTGCCGGGGTGGGAGTTATCTGCTGGTGCGAGGATCGAGCATGAATACTGCCGCTACACAGGCAAGCGGATGAAGATGCTCGGGGAAACGGGCGATGATAACTGAGTACTGCATCGGGTGCATACATCTCGATGAGGACCTTGTCGCCTGCCTGTACTGCCTGAACCGGCGAGTGAGCAGGGCATATACAATGGGCGAACCCGGCGGGGATGGCTGCCGGTGCCGGGAGTTGGGGCCGCACGGCGACAAGATGCGCAAGCAGATAGCCGATGAGGTCCGCGGCCGGCTGAGATTTGCGGAAGCACTGGAAAAGCGGGCCAAGCTGAACGCACATCGCCTGAAACTCTATAAGGCCGGCTGCACCGATGCCGAAATCGCCGAGCGCTGCGGCACGGGAGTCAGCTCGGTACAGCGATGGCGCAGGGTAAACGAGCTGCCTATAAACAGCGCACGGATCCCGGAATATGACCTGCGCAGGGAACTGTACAAGCAGGGGCTCACGGACAGGCAGATAGCAGACAGGTTGGGAGTGCCGCCTGTCAAGATAAGCAATTGGCGAAATTACAACGGATGGCCGCCAAACAAGGCGGCGAAGGAGGACGGAAATGATAATAAATGAGAAGAGGCTGGCCCGTGCGCTCAAGAGCTCAGGAGCTGTGGGCTTCCGGCTCCGGACGGTGGGCGGGCGCATGGATCTGCTCGGCCCCGGCTGGGCCGCGAGCTTGCAGCTGGATGCGATGGACGAGCCGCCGAAGATCGTCCTTGCCGCGCTTGTGGAAATGCTCGGCTATGTGCCCGGCTCCGGAGACTGCATGAGCGTCTCAAAAGGGAAGAGCGGCTGGAGTGCGCAGGGAATGCAGGACGAGGTTTTCGAGACTGAGTACAGTACATATTTCAATCGCAGCTATGCGGAGCGGCCCTGCGCGCTGCTGCCGCTGCGGCTCGGGGCCCAGCAGCTTGTTCAGACGTTGGACGAACATATATACGGCATCGGCCCCGGCTGGGCTCTGCGAGAGCGGGACACTGCTTATGTGTCATACCTGCAGACCGGCTGCGCAGTGCTGAGTGACAGCGAGTCGGCGCTGGCGGTGAGGCTGAGCCGCCCGGATGAGCCTGGGCCAATATGGACCTGGCTTGAGAGCCGGAACTGGTTTGATACGGGAGACGGGCATGGACGCGGAGGGACGGAGGCTTAATATCACTCCGGCGAGGATACTGTGCCTGGCTAAGCATTACGGCATTAAGACAGGGCAGAGAGGCGGGCAACGCTTTGTACGATACCCGAGCGGGGCGTGCCTACTTCAGTTCTCACTCGAGGGGGAGCGGCATTATTTGCACCTCGGCACAGCAGGGGAACGTGTGTTGCTCAGCCACGAGTGGACGGAGCGCGACGAGACACGGCGGATCAAGTCACGTTATGAAGTGATCCCTGTCCCACACGAGCTGCTGCGGGAGCTGGGATTTGTTGAAGGAGGAGCGGACAATGGTGCGCAAATATAAAGGAACGCGCGAGGAATATGAGCAGAAACTGGGCCGCGTTATGGGCAGACTCGGGGTGCAGGTATATGACTATGATTGGAGCCGCCGCGGATGTTGGGTGCAGATGGTCTACGCGGGGCGTGCGTATCGCTTTGAGAATTCCGTCGACAAGAGCGCCGAGAGCAGCGGGCTGAGCAACGTGACGGACCTGTTTGCACAGATAGTGCTCGCACTGGAGGGACTTGCACGGGCCATCGAGAACGGCATATTCACGCTGGACATGCTCATGGCGGGTGTGCCCGCGCTCTCTGCGGCGGCGGACATACCCGAGTGCTTCAAGGCTATGGGGTTTGAGAGGCTGCCGGAGGACGCGGACTCCGTAAAGGCCAAGTATAGGGAGCTTGCGAAGAGCGCCCACCCGGATGCCGGCGGGGACGAGGATGCCTTCCTTTTGCTGCGGGCCAACCTGAACAAGTGCCTGACATGGTTCGCGGAAAATGGGAGGGCGGGGTGAATGAGGCATACATTGTCGGCCCTGATTTCGCCCGCGGCGCAATCCGCGAGAAACTGGAGAGAGAACGGCATGAAGAAACTGCTGACAAAGCTCAGGACAACGGCGGCGCGATGGAGGACTAGATGTTTTGAGGCGCTGGGGTTCATACCGAGCGCGGAGCTTTACGCCATGCGTGAGGCTTACAATGATGAGCTGCGCGAGCGGCTCATTCTCAAGCGGGATTATGAGAATCTATATGAGGACTACCACAAAGCCCTGGAGACGCCTGTACGGCATTCTGATTATGTGATCGTGCCATGCGTCGCTCGGGCGCAGGTGCGAAAGCTCGAAGATTCTCTGCTCATAGAGTCTGCGCCGGACGAGTATTTCAAAAAGGGGCTCAGAGAGTCGCTGATGCGGGCTGTCAAGGAGAAGATCATTTATAAGAAGGAAGAAACTCCGGAAGAAATAATCTGGTATGCAAGCTTGAACGTGGCTGTGGAGGCGGGAGAGACATGAGCAGGCTGGACGATATCATCCCAGAAAACGAGGATAAGCTGGCTTGGCTACTTGGCGTAACGCCAGGCGAATATTTCAAATTTCGCGGCGAGATATACAAGGCTGACGAGATCATATTGCAAGCCGTGTGGACTGCTGATGTGGGACTCGTTCTTGAGGAAATAGAGCAGCGCGAGGCTTACAATATCATACTGCACAGCGAAGAGATTCAAACACCACCGATGTGGAATGGCAATGACGCAAAAATTGCTAAATATCTCGGTGAGTTATTTAGCAATTACCACTATATATCTCGAATTAATGGCGTGATTAAAATATACGAGCCCTGCGGCACATTGGTAGCAGAAATATGGGCTCCCGACTTGCTTCCCAAATTGCCAGAGGGTACGGCCAACCGAATTTGCCTCAATGCGATTAGAGAGTGTAAGGAAGTTCCACAAGGGGGCGTGCCCTGACCACAAGGCCCGCGCGGCGGGCTCTTTTGTGAGGGCAATACTTTAGCGCGCGCACGCGCGTTATCAAGGTTCGTAAAGGACAAGGAAGATGAGATATGAAGTGCATATACAAAGCGCCCAACAATTTTTGCTTGAAACATTCGACGGAAGGAACGATTGAGTTTTGCGTTGAAGGCCCATGCCCGGACGAGGTTATGGCGGAGGAATTAGATCGCCAATATCATGACTTCCGCCGCGGAGTAAGCGACTGGACACAGTATTTCAGAGAGCTCAAGGCCTACAATGCGGAGCTCGCAGGCATGGTTATAGCGTACCTGGACGACATCATCCCCGGTTATCGTGAGCGAGCGGAGAAGGCTGAGAGGGAGAGGCGCGCGGTGCTGGAGCGCCTTGGCGAATTTGGGCGGTTGTTTATTGATTATGTCGGCTGCCCACGTGGGGCTATGGGTAGAATGGGAACCCCGCTTACGGAGGAGCTGCTGTCCATGCCGGTGATAACCGACGTTGACGGCGGGCGATGGCGGCCTGTTAACGAGGACGCTTTGCAAGAGGCAATTACGCTGCTGAAAGAAAGGCAAGGGGGAAAATGAAAATCACATTGAACAAGTACGACTATGCGGCTATTGTCCGGAACTGCATGAAGGCTCGGGAGGGGTTCGACGGCTGCGGCAAGTGCGCGCTGGCCGGGGTATGCAGCGGGCCGGAGACCCTCGAGGATAACTGCATCATAGATAGAGAACCAGAGGCGGTAAATGATATCAGTAATCTACACTGACGAGAACGAGCGCGAGCTGGCGGAGTTTATCACGCGCTCGCTTGAAGGGCTGGACATTGAGCGGTTTGGGTGGCTGGCGCTTGCAGCAGACATTGGCGGAGGCGAAGTACTGACAGGCTACTACAAAAGCGGCGTACAGGACAAGCTGCTGGCGGCGCTGCACATAATGAGCGATGGCCTGTACGGCATCGTGGATGCAAACTTTGATCGCCTCATGCGTGATCACGGATATGATGCGCCGGACGAGAGCGGCGAGGACAAGGATGTGTTCTGACCACAGGGCCCGCGCGGCGGGCCCTTTTGTGAGAGCATATACTTTATTTTAATACGCGCGCGCACGCGCGTTTTCAGAGGTTCGTAAGGGCCTAAGTTTACGGACGCGGGGGAAATATATGGGCTCGACCGGGTACTGGGAGATCCGCACATATGAGTGCGGGGCTCTCGGGGAGAAAACGAAATACTGGGTCCCCGGTGAGCCTCCGGCCAGGGGGCGGAAGCTCGGGCGCAGTTCGGAGCGGAAACAGCGGCAGAACGAGAACGACGCGACGCGCAGACTCAATCGGGAAATACACGCGAACTTCTCAGCCGGGGATCTGTTCCTCGGATTGGACTATGGGCCGAAGAAATATTCCGAGCTCCTCCGCAGGGCGGAAGCCAGGCAGGAGGCAGACCGGGCCGCCGGACAGGAGCCGGGCATACTCGAGGACTACCTCCGCAAGGAGGCTAACCGCGAGCTGGACAATTTCATCCGCCGCGTGAAGCGCCGCCTGCCTCCCGGAGCGGAGCTCAAATACATAGCCGTGACCTCCGATATGGACGGGGAGACGGGCGAGGCAGTCCGCATACATCACCACATCATAGCCAACCGGGCCGCGTGGCAGGCCTGCGTGGAAGCCTGGCCGCACGGGGGCGCCTATGCCAAAGCGCTCAGCGCGCAAAAAGATTACACGCCGCTGGCGGAGTATCTGCTGAGCCAGGTGCGCCGCCTGCCCGACGAGAAGAAGTACAAGCCCTCCCGCAACCTCGTGAGGCCTCAGCCGAAGTGCCGCGTCGTATGGAGCGGGGCGGAGCTGCGCGTGCCAAAGGGCTGCGAGCTGCTGTACCGCACGGCCTACTCAGGCAAACGAGCGGGGCAGTATATCCGCTATGCGCTGCCCTTCGCACCGATGCGCAGTTAGGAGGGCGGGATGGCGAGGAAATTCAAGTATCTCCCCTCAGTACATAAGGGCTATGCCGAGCAGGGCATGATATTTTTCGCGTGCCAGAACTATGCGCGGCAGGCTGCGGAGGTGCAAAGCAAAATAGACAGACTGTGCCGCGAGGCCGGGGGCGAGTATGCTGACGCGCTCCGGGCCTATCTCTGCACGCCTGCGAGCTGGGAGGCGGTGACGACGGAGTATTTCGTTTCGCCCTCGACGCTGGATAGAGTGAGACGACGATTTTTCGAGCTGTGGTAGAGCGCTCCCCTGCTGGGTGCGCGCTTTTTTTGTGCGCCTGAAAGTTGACGGCAACAGAGGGGGTAAGGCTGATAGATTGCAGATTGAGAGATAGTACGCGCGCAGGGAGGTGCTGGTCGTGGCGCGGGCCAAATATGCAGAATGGCTGACAGAACAGGGGCTTGAGCGGCTCGCCGAGATGGCACCGCGGCTGACTGACTCCGAAATGGCTAAGGAGATGGGCATCAGCCCCTCGACGTACTACGACTGGCTCAAGAAGCATTCGGAGATGTCGGAGGCGGTGACGCGCGCACGCACGGGCGCGGACGCGCGCGCGAACAATGAAAGCGTCGAACGGAGTTTGCTTGAGACAGCCCTCGGAGGTGTCCGGACGCTCAAAAAGCCGATGAAGCTCAAAAGCACGAGCTACGACTCGCGCGGCCGGCGCGTGGAAAAGGAGAAAGTCGTTTACGCAGAAGAGGAGATCTACATCAAGCCCGACGTGAAGGCACAGATCTTCTGGCTCACGAACAGAGAACCCGAACGCTGGCGGAACAAGGTCGAGGCCGTACTCCCGCCGGGCGCGAATGAAATGCAGATAGTGTTCCGCGGCGCGACGGACGAGGAGGCCGCGAGCTATGCAGAGTAAGGCCCTCGAGCTCAATGAGCGGCAGAGACTGTTTTTCAAGGCGCGCCGGCGCTTCATCGCCTACGGCGGGGCGCGCGGCGGCGGTAAGACCTGGGCGGTGCGCGAGAAGGCGATGGTTTTGGCATGCCGGTATCCAGGCATCAACATCCTGGTAGTGCGCCGGACATATCCAGAGCTGCTGCAAAATCACATTCTGCCCCTCCAGCTTGAGCTCTCGGGCCTCGCACGTTGGAACGACAACCAGAAGCGCTTCATATTCCCGAACGGCTCAAATATCTGGTTCGGCTACTGCGCGGCAGAGCGGGACGTGGGCAGGTATCAGGGTCAGGAGTACGACATCATCTTCATAGACGAGGCGACACAGCTCACAGAGTTCCAGTTCCAGACCTTCAAGGGCTGCCTGCGCGGCGTGAACGAATTTCCCAAGCGCATGTACCTGACCTGTAACCCCGGCGGCGTGGGCCATGCGTGGGTAAAACGGCTCTTTGTTGACCGGCTGTATCGAGACGACGAGCGCGCGGACGACTATGAGTTTATCCAGGCCAAGGTCACGGACAATCCCGTGCTGATGGAAAAGGACCCCGAGTACATACACATGCTCAAGTCCCTGCCATATGAGCTGCGCGAGGCCTGGCTCAACGGCTCATGGGATGTATTCGCGGGCCAGTATTTCAGCGAGTGGGACCGGGACGTGCATGTCGTGGCGCCCTTCGAGCCGCCGGCCTGGTGGCGGCGCTATGTGACAATCGACTACGGTCTCGACATGCTGGCGGCATATCTCATCGTGGTGGACGAGCACGACATGGCTTACGCCGTACGCGAGGTATATCAGGGACGGGACCTTGGTGAGGGCGCAAAGGGGCTCATAGTGAGCGAGGCGGCCCAGGCCGTGCTTGACATGGTGGGCGAGGACAAAATCACGGCCTACCTCGCGCCGCCGGACCTCTGGGCTGCGCGGCAGGAGACCGGGCGGAGCGTGGCGGATATATTCGCAGAGCACGGCATTGCCCTCACGAAGACGAGCAACGACAGGCTGGACGGCTGGATGGCCATGCACGAGAGGCTGCACGTGTTCGAGGACGAGCACGGGTGGCCCGTGGCTAAGCTGCGCATATCCTCCCTCTGCTACAACCTCGTGCGCACGCTGCCTCAGCTGCGCTACGACGATAAGCGGATTAACGACGTGGCAACGGAGCCACACGAGCTCACGCACGCGGCTGACGCGATCCGCGGCTTCTGCGTGTACTGGACGCGGGCGGCACGCATACAGGAGGCCCCGGCTCGGATGAAGTGGACCAGAGACATGCTGGAGGACTACCGCCGCGCATCTCGCTCGGAAAAACGTTTCCTTGAGCAGCGCTGGGGGCCGCCCAGCAGATAAGGAGGACACATGAACAGAGACAGGCTGCACCTGTGGCAGGACAGGCTTGCCCGGAATGATTCGCAATACGAAAACTGGTATACGCTCATGGACGAGCGCGAGCGGCTCTATCAGGGCTCCCGATATATATTCCCGCTGGTGAACAAGTACCGGGCGAACAATGCACAGACTCCGCACGTGCGAAACATATGCAGCGAGCTCATCGAGGCACAGGTAGACAGCAATATACCCGCGCCGAAGGTCACGGCGGTCCACGAGAAGGACGAGCCGCTTGCCAAGATCATCGAGGACATGCTGCGCAATGAAATGGACCGCCTGCCCTTTGCTGAGATCAACGACCTCATGGAGCGGATAGTCCCCATCCAGGGCGGCGGGGCTTATCTTGTGGAGTGGGACAACACGGCGCGCACGCACACCACGATCGGCGAGCTGAACGTCGTGCCCATCCACCCGCGGCAGATGGTGCCGCAGGACGGCGTGTACAGCGGCATCGAGGACATGGATTACATCATCCTCAAGATGCCGCAGACCCGGGAATACATATACCGGCGGTACGGGAAGGACGTTTCCTTCGAGGGCGAGGCTGAGCCGGATATCAAGGGCGGCGACGGCTCCACGGCCGAGGACATGGTGACGCAGTACATAGCTTACTACCGCAACGACGCCGGCGGGATCGGAATGTACAGCTGGGTAGGCGACGTAGAGCTCGAAGATCTGGAAGACTATCAGGCCAGACGGCTGCGACGCTGCGCTGTTTGCGGCGAGCTCGAGCCCACAGCCGATGACGGCGACGGCGAACAGCACGCGCTCGAAGAAGAGGAGGACACTGAAGAGCCAGCGGACGGCGTCGCGGGCAGACCGGGCCTGCCTCCTGATGATGAGGACTGGAGCGGAGCCATGCGCTGGATCGACGGAGAGCTCTGGCCCGAAGAGGATGAAAAGGACGAAGAGCCGGAGGACCACGAGGCACGGCGCTGCCCTTACTGCGGCTCGACGGAATGGGTTTACAGCGAAGAGGAATATGAGGAGATATGGACGCCCATCACGACGAGCCTGGGGCATCGTATACCGGGCGCGCAGGAGGAAATGTATCTCACCGGAGAGCTTGATGAGCTCACGGGACTTCCCGTCCCGGCGGTGAGGCTCGTACCCACGCGGGTACCGTACTACAAACCCCTGAGATATCCCGTAGTGCTCCAGAAGAATGTGAGCGTCTACGGCCAACTCCTCGGGGACAGCGATATCGACAAGATCACAGATCAGCAGAACACGACAAACCGGCTGGAGAAGAAGATCATCGACAAGCTCGTTTCGAGCGGCTCCTTTGTAACGCTGCCCGCTGACGCCAGCGTGGGCGTTGACGAGAACGACATGCGCGTTTACCGGCCGGAGACGCCGGCGGACGCGAACATGATAGGCGTGTACAATCTCGAGGGCGATGTGAGCCAGGACCGAGAATACCTCGACCATGTGTACGAGGAGGCCCGGCAGATTATCGGTATCACCGACAGCTTCCAGGGGCGAAGAGATTCAACGGCAACGAGCGGGACAGCAAAGGAGTTTGCCGCGGCGCAGACCGCCGGGCGGCTCGAATCAAAGAGGGTGATGCGCGACGCGGCATATGCGGCGCTGTTCGAGCTCATGTTCAAGTTCAAGCTGGCCTACGCCGATGAACCGCGGGCAGTCCTTACGATGGATGAACGCGGGCAGCCGGAATATAAGGCGTTTGATCGCTACGACTTCCTCAAACAGGACGCAAACGGCGAGTGGTACTGGAACGATGCCTTCCTTTTCACCTGTGACACCTCCGCGCCGCTGGCCTCGAACCGGGAGGCGATGTGGCAGGAGACGCGGATGAACCTGCAGACCGGCGCCTTCGGAGACCCACAATGCCTGAGCACACTGATCCTCTTTTGGAGGAAAATGAACCTCCTGCACTATCCCGGGGCGGGCGATACGCTCACATATCTCGAGAACGAGCAGAAGCGGCAGGAGCAGCTGCAAACGATCCAGCTCCAAATGCAGGCGCGCCAGGCGGCTGCACAGCAGGCGGCAGAACTGACCGGGCAGGTAGAGGCTGCGGCTCTCAGCGGAGCACAGACGGGCGGTGGCGCTATGTGATACCACCCCGCAGGAGATAGCGTTATCATCCAGCCGCCCAAAATTGTGAAAGGAGGTGCCACTATGGCGATGCCCAACAACAGCAGGAACATGGGCCGTGACAACGGAAGACGCAACGGCCGCGGCTACATCGGCCGTATAAGCAACACCGGCGCTCAGCGCGTGGAAGCGCCTATCGACCCCAACGGCAAGCGCGGCAAGGAGATCATCAAGCGCGGCAACGATCTCCGCACCGGAAACGGCAAATGAAAGGATAGGGAAAAATGGACTACGACAAAATATTCGGCGTAGACACAAGCGGTGCAGGACCGGCCTCTGACCCCGGCTCGTCCGGGCCCCAGGGCGAAGACCCGGCGGCAGCCGCCTCCGAGGGCGGCGCGGCAGCGCCAACCGTGCAGCAGGACACGCCCGCGACAACGCCCGCCGAGGGGCCCGAGGTTACAACGACCGCGGAGAACGCCGGGCAGACGGCCGAGCCCGGCCCTAAGGCAAGCGAGGGCAAAGCCACGCCTGACCCTGAGCTGCGTGAGCAGATAGCCCGCGAAGTGCGCGCTCGAGCGGCAAAGCAGCTCGACGAGAGCATCGCGGCGTTGAACCTCACGAATCCCTACACCAAGGAGCCCATCAGGAATAAGGCGGACTACGACGCCTACCGCGCAAAGGTAGAGGAGGACCGGCGCGCCAAGATCCTGAAAAAGGCGGGCGTAAGCGAGGAGGAGTTTGCTAAACTGGCGGCCGAGCAGCCTGAGATAAAGGCTCAGCTCGAAGAGGCCAAGGAGGCAAAGCGGCAGGCCGCGGCTGCAACGATGAGCGAGCAGATGAGGCAGATCCACGAACTCGATCCTGAGATCAATACGATCGAAGACCTCGCCAAGATGCCGAACTATGCTCAGTTTTACAGATTTGTGAAACAGAACCGGCTCAGCCTCGTGGAGGCCTACAAGCTGACGAATATGGAGCGGCTCTCGGCCAGGACGGCTGCGGCGACAAAACAGGCCGCCATGAATGCCGCCCAGAGCAAAGCCCATCTGGAGGCCACGAAGGCCCGCGGCAAGGGCGGCGACGTGACCGTTGTGCCGAACGATGTGCGGGAATATTACCGCATGATCAACCCCAAAGCAACTGAAGCAGAGGTAAAGGCCGACTATGCCAAGTACCTCAAAAACCTTTCGAAAGGAGTGTAAAACATGGCTTTTCTCATTTCGCAGAATAACGGCGGGATCGTCCCGGGGCTTGAGTATCTGCCTGCGGGCGCGATAACGCCGAAGATCGGCATGGCGCTTACCATGACCGACGGCAACCTTGCCGCCTGCGGCGCGACCACCAGGCCGCAGTACATATGCGCTATGGCCGCAGACGAGGCGCTGGATGCCGGCACTATCATCCCCGTTTTCCGCGTGCTCGAGGGGACGCTCTTCGCCACGAGCTGGAGCGCTGCTGCAAGCGCGGTGAACGCGGGCGACCTTGTGACGCTCAGCGCCGACAGCATGCAGGTAACGGCCACTACCACGAGCGGCGTGGCCGAGGTAGTTTCTATGGACGGCACCGCCATTGGCGATACCGTTTACGTCAGGTTCCCGGCCTGATAAACACAAGAAAGGAAGTGATTTTTAATGGCTGGTATCAGCTTCACCGAGGGCAGCGGCGTTAACGACTCCGTGTTCGGTAAATGCCAGGCCCCCATACGCATGTTCATCGAGAAACGCGGCGAGGCGTTCGAACAGATGAGCATGCTCAAGCACCTGTTTGATATCAACGACAGCCGCCACTTCGGCGAGGCTGTCAGCTCCATGACGGCCATGCAGGGCTTCCAGCCCGTGGGCGAAAACGGCGAGTACCCCGTGGACTACATGCAGGAGAGCTTCAAGAAGATCTTCGTCAACATGACCTGGAAAGACAGCTTTTCTATTTCGCGCGAGATCATCGACGATGCCGTCGCAATGGACCTCCGGCGCCAGCCCGAGGCCTTCACCGCCGGCTATTATCGCACTCGCGAGCGGTTCGGCGCGGCGCTCTACGCAAACGCCATGCTTGGTAATACCGCGATGACTTTCCGCGGGCAGTCTTTCCCCACGACCGGCTCGGACGAACTGTGCCTCTTTTCCAAGAGCCACCCGAGCATCCTGGACGCGAAATTCCTTCAGTCCAACCAGTTCGCGGATGAGTTTTCCGAGGACGCGCTGGCGGCCATGGAGAGCGCCATGCAGGACTTCAAGGGCGACACGGGCGAGGTGCTCGATGTGCACCCGGACACCATTCTCATCCCCAACAACTACAAGCTCAAGAAGGCAGTATTTGCGGCCATCGGCGCGGACAAGGACCCCGACACCTCCAACAACGGCTTCAACTTCCTTTTCGGCCGCTGGAACGTGATCATATGGCCCTACCTCAATGAGTGGCTCGGAGCCGACACAACGGCCTGGGCGCTGCTCGACTCGGGCTACAACGTCGGCCGCGGCGGCGCTGAGTGGTTCAACCGCGTGGATCTCGAGGTACGGAGCGAACTGGCGAGCAACGACGCCAACGTTTGGAAGGGCTATGCTCGATTCACGGGCGGCTTCGCGGACTGGCGCTTTGCTGCCGTGGGCGGCGTGAGCGGCGGCACTCAGCTGGTGTCCTGATAACAAGGGAGGGCGAGCATGACTATCCAGGAGGCTATTACATACGCAAACGCGGTAAAACCAAACGCCTTTGACAACGATACGCTGACGCGCTGGCTTAACGAGGTGGAGGGCATGGTGCAGACTCAAGTGCTGCTGCTGCGCACTGAGGCGATCATCACATACACCTATGAGAAGGATGCCAACACGACTATGCTCGTTCGCCCTCCCCATGACAAGCTATACCCGGCATATCTCGAGGCACGCATCGACTTCGCCAACGGCGAGTATGAGAGATATCAGAACACCTATCAGCTGTTCAACAGTTTCTTCAAGGAGTTCGCTCGCTGGTATGCCACAAACTACAACCCCGCAGAGGCTTATGAGGAGGGCCTGATATGAGCTTTTACCCCTACCATCCGCCGTGTCCCTGGCCAGAGCCCTGGCGCGGCTATTACATCGACGCCTATGGCGTGGCGGTCGCACACGGTTTCCAGGGCACGCCGGAGGAGTGGCTGGCCTCCCTCATAGGCCCCACGGGGCCCGCGGGCACTGGCATTGAAGTGCTCGGGCAGTACGATACGCTCGAGGAGCTTCAGCAGGCTGTGCCGTCTCCTGAAATCGGCAACAGCTATTATGTCGGCACCGAGCCGCCCTACGAGCTGTATACCTGGCTCGTCGTCGACGGGACGCCTGAGTGGCACAACTACGGCATGCTCACCGGCCCCATTGGCCCTACTGGCCCGACAGGCTCACAGGGGCCGCAGGGCACTATCGGGCCGACGGGCCCGACCGGCCCGACCGGCGCGCAGGGATTGCAGGGGCCAATAGGCCCGCAGGGCCCCGAGGGGCAGGCCTCTACTATACCCGGCCCGACCGGCCCCACCGGCCCCATCGGCGAGACCGGCCCGACCGGGCCCGCCTCAGAGGTGCCGGGCCCGGAAGGCCCAACAGGCCCGACCGGACCAACCGGCCCCCAGGGACAGGCGTCAACTGTCCCCGGCCCCACGGGCCCACAGGGCGCGCAGGGGCTACAGGGCGAAACCGGCCCCACCGGCCCGACCGGGCCGAAGGGTGACCAGGGAGCCACGGGCGCGACCGGCGAAACGGGCCCAACGGGCCCGCAGGGCATACAGGGACCCCCGGGCGAAACCGGCCCAACAGGCCCGACAGGGCCCGTCTCAGATGTGCCGGGCCCTGAAGGCCCGACGGGCCCGACCGGCCCGACCGGACCCACAGGAGCACAGGGACCGCAGGGGAGCCAAGGCGAGACTGGCCTAACGGGTCCCACAGGACCGACAGGACCGCAGGGTGACCGGGGAACCGGCCTCGATATCCTCGGCCAGTATGACAGCCTTGAGGCGCTCCAGCAGGGCGTGCCCAGCCCAAACATAGGCGATAACTACTATGTCGGCACGAGCGCGCCTTATGACGTATATACCTACACCTCCGTGAGCGGCAGCCCCGGGTGGATCAATGACGGCCCTCTGCAGGGCGCTCAGGGCCCGACAGGCCCTACCGGGCCGACCGGCGCAGATTCTACTGTTCCCGGCCCCACGGGCCCTACAGGCCCGACAGGACCCACAGGCGCCAACGGCAAGGACGGCGCTCAAGGCCCCGCCGGCGAAATCGGCCCGACCGGACCGACAGGCCCGCAGGGGCCGCAAGGCCCAACAGGCGCAGACGGCGTGACTGGCCCGACCGGCCCGACCGGCCCGACCGGCTCACAGGGGACGCAAGGCCTGCAGGGGGAAACGGGACCCACTGGCCCGACCGGGCCGCAAGGCCTGATAGGCCTTCAGGGCGAAGACGGCGCGACCGGACCGACCGGTCCCACAGGTCCGACGGGTGACGCAGGAGCTACAGGTCCTACCGGCCCGACCGGGCCGAAGGGCGACCAAGGAGTACAGGGTGCGTCCGGAGAAGTCGGCCCCACGGGTCCGACCGGCGCCTCCGGAGCTGCCGGAGCGACAGGTCCCACCGGCCCGACCGGGCCGAAGGGCGACCAGGGCGCGCAGGGCGCGACCGGCGAAATCGGCCCCACAGGCCCGACCGGGCCCACTGGACCGCAGGGCGCGGCCTCTACCGTGGCGGGGCCTGCGGGGGCTACTGGCCCCACCGGCCCCACGGGACCGGCAGGGGCGAGCGGGCAGCCTCACAGCGTCTCCATTACGCTCAAAGCGTCCGCTTGGAGCAGCAATGCCCAGACGGTGAGCGTCACCGGCGTGCTCGCGGACGAGACGACACAGCTCATCACGCCGGTGCCGGCGCTGACGTCGCAATCCGCCTACTATGAGGCGGGTGTGCTCTGCACCGGGCAGGCGGCTGGACAGCTGGTCTTCAGCTGCACGACCATCCCCGGCGCGGATCTGACCGTATACATCGTGATACAGAGCCTGGCATAAGGAGGTTGTACACAGTGCATAAATACCACATAATCCCAGCGGGGGGGGGCGTCTAGCTCCCTTTACAGGCACCTTGCACAAAGGAGGTGCCGGACATGATAGTCAACCCAGGCTCTGCAGGGAGCGGAGTTGTTGCCAGTGGGCAGATAAAGGGGGTAGCGGGGACAAAAATCACATTTGCTCAGCCGGCATCAGTAGTTTTGGTAGGCGACTACAACAATCCAACAATTTCAGGCGCCTCACCCAGCTGCAAACTGACATTCCTTCTGCTGCCCGGAATGAGCACATCAGGGCTATCACCGGAAGTATATTTCACAGACGAGAGAACTTTAACAATTGGTGCCAGCGGCGTGCCAGGCCCCTTTACCAGGACTTATATAGCCTTTGCATAGACCGCGAGCCGGAAGGCGGTGCGGCATGATAAACAACCCAGTCCACAAGCAGCTGCCGACGCTTGAGAACCCAGGTACGGCAATCGACCTCAGAAGCGGCAAAAGCCTCATCGCCCCGGATGGCAGCGTAGTCACCGGCACGCTGCCCGATGTGGAACAGGCTACGCCGTCAATCTCTGTATCCTCCGGAGGGCTTATCACCGCCACAGCTGCGCAGGTCGGCGGCATCGTCGCAGATGGCACAAAGAGTGCCACGCAACAGCTCACGACGCAGGGCGCAAAGACTGTAAACCCCGGTACCTCGACGCAAACCGCTGTTACTTCTGGCAGATATACAACTGGTGCTGTGCAAGTCGCAGGAGATGCTAATTTGAAACCTGAAAACATCGTAAATGGCAAGAGTATATTTGGTGTATCCGGTTCAGCAAATGTACTAGAGACTGTAAAAGGGACGTTTTCATTCCAATACTCTAATCGGGCGCATTTCATTTGTACTCCGAGCGGTTACAAGCGACTTTGGTATTCCCAAGAAGTAAATACTACATGGGATATTCTAAAAAACTCATTTGTAGTAATAAGTGATTTTGGCGAAACAGAGCTTAGACTAACAGGCGGCATAGAGTATCTCTTTGAATTCACAATGAACTACACAACAGTAGCTTCTTTGCTATATGTAACGGATGATTTTTCAATTTCGTATTAATTAAAAGGCGACACTATTCTCTATACAGGCACACTACTCCGCGCGAAAACTGTAACGAACACATTTGAGGTAACTACATGAACATCATCATCTACGCCATTTGCAAAAACGAGGCACAATTTGCCAAGCGGTTCTTGGCCTTCTGCTCCGAGGCGGACAGGGTATACATCCTGGACACGGGCAGCACGGACGGGACACCGGAGCGGCTGCGCGCGCTGGGGGCCACCGTGTACGAGCAGACTATCACGCCCTGGCGATTCGACATCGCGCGCAACGCCTCGCTCGATATGCTGCCGGAGGACGCGGACGTGTGCATATGCCTCGACCTCGACGAAGTGCTTTGCCCCGGCTGGCGCGAGGCGCTGGAGGTGGCCTGGACGCCCGGCACTACGCGGGCGCGGTATACCTACGTTTGGAGCCACACGCCCGACGGCGGTGACGGCGTGGTGTTCTTTGGGGATAAGATCCACGCCCGGCATGGCTATCGCTGGACGCACCCGGTACATGAGGTACTGGCGACTGAGCGGCCGGAGAGCTGCATCACCATCCCGGAACTGCGCGTGGAGCACTGGCCGGACGAGCACAAGAGCCGGGGGCAGTATCTCCCGCTGCTTGAGCTCTCCGTCGCCGAGAATCCGGATGACGACCGCAACATGCACTACCTCGGACGGGAGTATATGTTCCATCAGATGTGGGGCGCGGCCATAGAGACGCTCATGCGGCATCTGGCAATGCCCTCGGCGCGCTGGGCGGCGGAGCGGGCGGCGAGTATGCGCTACATAGCCCGCTGCTGCGACGCACTGGGCGACTGGCAGAGCGCCGTACACTGGCTCGAGCGCGCGGCGGACGAGGCCCCGGGCCAGCGCGAGGCGCCCTATGCGCTCTCGCTGCTGTACTACCGGCGCGAGGAATGGGCGCTGTGCCGCTACTGGGCCATGCGGGCGCTGCACATCACCGCGCGGGACAACAACTACATGACCGAGCCGGAGGCCTGGGGCGCGGGGCCCTTCGACCTCATGGCGATATCAAGCTGGCAGCTTGGACAGCATGAGGACGCCGTCAGAGCGGCGGAACAGGCACTGAAGCTGGAGCCAGGCAACGAGCGGCTGCGCGAAAATCTGAGAATAATGAGGTGCGTACATGATAGCAAATCCGAATGACGGCAACAGCCCGCAGGTGGAGGTTGCCACGCCAACAATCTCAGTCAGCGCCGGAGGCCTCATAACGGCCACAACTCAGCAGGGCAAGGGCTACGTACCCGGAGGCTCAAAGAGCGCTGCACAGCAACTCCCCACGCAGAGAGCCAAGACAGTGACACCCGGCACCACCGAGCAGATAGCTGCTGCTTCCGGGCTATACACCACCGGCGATGTCAAAGTCGCGGGTGATGCTAATCTCGTGGCAGAGAACATTGCCGAGGGAGTGAGTATATTCGGCGTTGCGGGAACGCATAGTGGCGGAGGGCTAGAAGTAGTTATTGGTACCATGATTCAAACCCAGTTTGTGTCAGGTCTTACCTTGGCTTGGTCTGACGGAACAAGTGGCCATTTCGAGTTTATCGCAGACCCTCATAGCGATATTTCGGTTTTAAAAAACTCAATCATTTATGTAGATAATGCTTCCTCTGTAACTGGCGAAGTCGTAGAAGTCGAAATATCTGGCGATAGCGGTAACTTCGGAAATGCGTATTTTGTTGAAGGCCCATTTACAATAGAGTATTAATGAGGTATGACCATGCTCTACACAGGCAAACTGCTGCGCGCTGAGATCTATGATGACCACACCAAGCCCTACACCAACGTCAAGGCCGTCTATGAGGCGCACAAAGACAAATACCCCGGCAAGCTCATAGTCACGAACGGGCACTGGTACACTACAAGTCCGTCGGTCAAGCCGTGCGGCAATTACAAAGTCAATGGCACTGTGCTTTCAAAGGAAAGCTGGATGGACTGGGGTTTTGGTTGGAACACGGGGCCGATTATCACGATGAGGTCCACTATCCCCGTGATGGTAACTGACATGAGCAACGACAACTATCTCTCCACCCTGCCCCTGCTTGTCGGCGGGAAGAAGCGGGATGACGTAATCAAGAAGCAGGATCCCAACGTCAAAGTGCCCACGCTTCGCACATGGTTCGGAGTGGACGCCAAAGGCAAGTGGACGGTCGAAGTCACAACCACCAATTATACACTCGACGGCATAGTCGAGCGGATGCAGAGCCTCGGCATCGTGGATGGTATGGTGCTCGACGGCTCGGGCAGCTCTCAGTGCTATGATGGCACAACCTATCAGCGCGGCGACGGGCGCGACCTGTACAGCTTCCTACTGCTGTGGTTCGCGGAAGACGGCGGCACGGGCGGAGACGACACGGAAGACGACAAGGAGGAGATCACTACGACTACATACAAAACGGGGATAGATGTCTCCGAGTGGCAGAAGACAATCGACTGGGAGGCCGTCAAGGCGGCGGGCATTGAGTTTGCCATGATCCGCGCGGGCTACGGACAGAACAATATCGACCCACAGTTCAAGCGCAACATCAGCGAGTGCAACCGCCTCGGCATCCCCTGCGGCGTCTACTGGTTCTCCTATGCCTATACAGAGGCCATGGCAATACGCGAGGCTGAGTATGCGCTGGCGGCAGTTGAGCCGTACAAGCTCGACTACCCTATCGCGTTCGATTATGAGAGCGACAGCGTTGAATACGCCAAGAAAAACGGCGTCGAGCCGGACAAGGCACACGTCACCGCCCTTGCATATGCGTTTTGCGGACGCATCGAACAGGCGAAGTATTATGCGATGATATACACCAACCCGAGCTATCTGAGCAAATACTTCGACAGCTATATCCCCAAAAACTACGACATCTGGCTTGCCCAGTGGCCGTCCAAGCCGGATCCCGGCAGCAAGCCCTCTCAGGCGGGCGGCATCTGGCAGTACACCAACTCCGGCAGCGTAGACGGCATATCCGTGCGCGTGGACATGGACGCGGCCTACTATGATTATCCCAGCATTATCGAGGCCAACGGCCTCAATCAGCCCGCTGCCGCGCCCGAACCGGAGCCTGTGCCGGAACCTGATACGGAGACCCCCGCGAAGTCTGAAAACGAGCTGGCGCGGGAGTGGGTTACGACGATGGGCATTTCCGACGGCGAGAACCCGGACGCAGCCTGCACGCGGCAGCAGGTGTGGACGATGCTCTATCGTGCACTCGGAAAATGATATCCGATAAAGAATAAGGAGGTTTCAAAGTGATCAATTGGAAAGTTCGCATTAAAAACAAAAACTTTTGGCTTGCGCTCATCCCTGCGCTGCTGCTGCTGATCCAGGCCGTGGCGTATGTGTTTGGATTCAGCCTCGACCTCTCCGAGCTGGGGGACAAGCTGCTGGCCGCGATAAACGCGCTGTTTGCCGTGCTCGCCATTCTCGGCGTTGTGACCGACCCGACCACGTCGGGCATTGGCGATAGTGAATTAGCTATGACATACGAAGAACCTAAGGAGGATTGACCATGGACGGGCCGATATCGCGCGCGGAGCACGAGGAATTTGCCCGGCGCATAGACGCACAGGAAAAGCGTCAGGACAGGCGGCTCGAACTCCTTGAAGAGAATGTGCGCGAGATCGGCGCCTTGACGGTTTCTGTTCAAAAGCTGGCACAGAGCTTGCAAAGCATGGTCAAAGAGCAGGAGCAGCAGGGCCGGAGGTTGCAGGCGTTGGAGAGCCGCGACGGAGAAAAGTGGCGGAAGCTAATGGGTTACATAGCAACGGCTCTGACCTCCGGTGCTGTGACGCTGCTGCTGTCGCACCTGGTAGGGTGATTCACGAAGGAGGTGAGCGGGTGTGCCGAGCAGCATACTGAATACCGACATAATGTTCCCCAACCTGAGCGGGAAGAGCACGGAGCAGCAGGTGTTCACGATAATGAACTACCTCTACATGCTCAAGGAACAGCTTACATACTCGCTCTCCAACCTCGGGCTCGACAACATAAATTCCAATTCCCTCGTTGAGATAGCCGGCGTTATAAATCAGCCTATAATCCTGCGGCTGGACGGTGTGGACGGCAGCCTGGCCGAGATAGACGTGAACCTTGGCATAGTGAGCTCTCAGCTCCAGGACGCGGAGGGCAACATCTCCACGCTCCAGCAGACGGCGGCAAGCCTCTCTACCCAGCTCGAGGACGCGGAGGGGAACATCTCCGCCATATATCAAATATCAGAAAGCCTGTCCACCCGCGTAGAGGACGCGGAGGGGAACATCACGACGCTCTTCCAGACCTCGGACAGCCTGACGAGCAGGGTGACGAGCGCGGAGGGGAACATTTCGAGCCTCCAGCAGACGGCGACTTCACTGACCTCGGATATATCAGACCTAGAGGGCAACTACACGAGCCTCCAGCAGACGGTGAGTGGGCTGAGGATAACGGCAAGCAACGGCACGCAGAGCAGCACGCTTACACTCACGAGCAACGGAGTGCAGCTCTCGAGCACCAACGTGCAGATCACGGGCATGGTGACCTTCACCGACCTGAGCACGAGCGGGCGCACGACCATCAACGGCGGGAACATCACCACGGGCGTTATCAGCGCCATTGACATTTCCAGCGTGACGATAGACGGCTCTTCTATCTCCGGCTCGACCTTTGAAACGGTGCTCACGGCCTATGGAGTGGGCGGCGAGATAAAATGCTATTACCTCTCGAACATCAGCGACACCTACCTCGCCGGCGGGCTTCGGCTTGACGACCGGGGGGACAGCGGCGACTCTGTGTATAGATTGTTCCTCTATACCCGGGCGGCGCTCGGCGTTGCATTTGCTCTCAAGCTGGAGAGCGCGGGCAGCATGAGCCTGTCGAGCGGCGACAGCCTGTGGATGTACGCGCCGAACACCGTGCAGATAACCGGCAGCACCATCAAAATGTATGGCACGGTTTACGTTAACGATAAAGTTATATCGTAAGGAGAATATACATGACGAACCTCAAACAGTGCATAGCGGCCTGGCAGGCCCTCCGTGCCATTGCGACGCAGGCCATGGACTACAAGAGCGCGCACGCGCTGGTACTGCTCATGGAGCGCCTGCGGCCGCATGTGAGCTATTTCAGCTCGACGGAGACGGAGCTGGTGAAGAAATATGCGGAGCTGGACGCTGAGGGCAACCCGGTGTTTGAAGGCCCGGGGCGCGTGCGATTCCGCACGGGCGATGATCTGGTAGCATTCACGCGAGAACGCAACGAGCTCGACGACGTTGAGCTGGGCGAGGAAATACCCCGGGCGACTATCTCCCCGCCTGCGCAGATATCGCCTGAGCAGCTGGAGGCGCTGTTCCCGTATGTGGATATCAAGGAGGTGGCGACATGAGCCTGCCTTCCATGCTTTATGGCTCGGGAATAGGGAAGTACAACCAAACGAGCTACGGCGGTTACAACCACAACCTTGCCGCGCTCGACGGGCAGATCTACGACATGCGGAACATGAGCAGCGACTACGCGCCGCTGCTCAGCCCGCGGCCTCAGCGATACATAACTCGAACGCTCACTCAGCCCTACGGCCTTTACGCCAACGACGGGCTGTACTGGGTGGATGGGACGGCCTTCTACGCCGACGGAGAAGAGCGCGGCACGGTAAGCGCCGGGCCGAAGACCTTCGCGGCGCTGGGGGCCTATATCATTATCATGCCCGACATGGCCTGCTACAACAAGCTCACGGGTGAGTTCGGCAGCCTCAATGCGAGCTGGACCGGCGCAGCGCAGATCGTGGACGGGACATACGGCGGCGAGACGGCCAAGAGCAACACCATCACGGCCTCCGGCGCAGACTTCACGACGCTCTTCAAGGCAGGCGACGGCATCACGATAAGCGGGGCCGCGCTCCACCCGCAGAACAACAAGACCATCGTCGTGCGCGAGGTGACGGCGACCTCCCTTGTGTTCTATGAGAACAGCTTCACCATAAACGAGGGCGGGGACTCTGAGGCGGCGCTCACGCTCTCCCGCGAGATGCCCGAGATAGATTTCCTCTGCGAGAACGAAAACCGTCTGTGGGGCTGCAAGGGAGACACGATATACGCCAGCAAGCTCGGGGACCCGACGAACTGGAACGTGTTCGACGGCCTGAGCACGGACAGCTACGCCGTGCAGGTGGGCAGCGCCGGCGACTTCACGGCCTGCTTCTCATACCTTGGCTACGCGATATTCTTCAAGGAGGAGATGATCTACAAGGTCTACGGCTCGGCGCCCTCCAATTTTCAGGTGATGGGCAGTGCCTCGCTGGGCGTGGAGGCCGGCAGCAGCCTCTCGCTGGCCATAGCGGGCGAGACGCTTTTCTTCCTCACGCGGGCGGGCATCGTGGCCTACTCCGGCGGGACGACGCAGAGCGTGGCCTCCGCTTTCGGGCTCGAGCGGTATCACAACGCCGTGGCCGGCAGCGACGGGCTCAAATACTACGTCTCCATGCAAAATGAGGCGGGGGAGTGGAGCCTCTTCGTCTACGACACGCGCCTCGGCATTTGGGAGCGCGAGGACGACACGCAGGCGCTCGGCTTCGCATGGGACTCGGACCTGTATTTCCTCGACGCGGACGGAACGCTCTGGCTCAACGGGCGGCCGCGCTTTATCCCGGAGGGGGCGACTATCGAGAGCCCGGTGGAGAGCATGGTGGAGTTTGGGGAGTTCGTGGACAACGACCCGAACAAAAAGCAGATAGCAAAGCTGCAGGTCCGCATTTCCATCGACGCCGGGGCGAGCGTGACCTTCTGGATGATGTTCGACTCGAGCGGGACATGGGAAGAGATAAACACTATAGAGAGCCAGGTGCTGCGAAGCTACTATCTCCCGCTGGTGCCGCGGCGCTGCGACCACTACAAGATCAAGATCACCGGTACGGGCGGCTGGAGGCTGTACAGCCTGACACGCGAGGACTCGATAGGCAGCGAGCTCAGGAGCACGCCGGGCCGGCAGTAAGGAGGCAACATGGCTATATCTACACTCAAATCACCGACGACCAAAAGCCGGTACACCTACGACCAGTTCCGCCAGGCGGCACAGCAGAGCGGGCTGCTCGGCGAATTCTCGGACGCCGACCTCTCGCTGGCACAGCGCAACCCGGACGCAGGCATGTCGCTGCTGAGCTACAAGCGCGACTGGCACAATGCGACGACGGATGCCGAACGGCAGCTTGCCAACCTGGGCGCTGAGAGCGTGCGCGGCAGCTACGGCAGCTATGCCGGCGGCGGGGACGGCGGCAGCTTCTACCTCGAACCCCTGAGCCCGGACATGTTCGAGTATCCAGAGGCCCCGAGCTTCTCCGGCGGCAGCAACGCGGGCACGGTGAACGACCTGTATGATCAGATGCTCAATTACGGCGACTTCACCTACGGCCCCGCGCCGGAGTACACCAACCGCTGGGACGACACCATCCTCGGCCTCATTGACGAGATACTCGGGCGCGAGGATTTCGCCTATGACCCGGACACGGACCCGCTGTACAGCCAGTACCGCAAGGCCTACATACGCGAGGGCGACCGGGCGGCGGAGGATGCGCTGGGCGCGGCGGCGGCCGCGAGCGGCGGCCTGCCTTCAAGCTACGCGCAGACTGCGGCGTCCCAGGCGGGCAACTACTACGCGGCCCAGCTCACGGACAAGATACCGGAGCTCCAGCAGCTTGCCTACCAGAAGTACCTCAACGACTACAACATGCTGCTCTCCGACCTCGGCGTGGTCCAGGGGCAGGAGGCCAGCGACTACAACAAGTACCTCACGGACCTCAACCAGTACAACACTGACCGCGACTTCGACTACGGCGCGTGGCTCGACCGCTACAACATGCTCGGGAACAACCTCCAGGCCGGGCTCAACATGGACGCACAGGAGCTCGAGCGCTATCTCGCGCAGCTGCAGCAGTACAACACCGACCGCGACTTTTACTACGGGCAGCTGCTCGACGAAATTAACGACCAGACCAACGACTTCGGCACGCTCGTCGATATGGCCCAGCTTGCGGCCGGCTACGGCGATTATCGCGGGCTGGAGGATCTCGGCATACAGCTCCCGGCGCCGAGCGGATATTATTCCACCTCTCAGACGGGTAATACATTTGACCCGAACAATATGTCTGCTGCGGCACAGGATATCCTCGCCAGCTACAACAATGCGCTCAAGAATATCAGCCCCGGTGCGGCTGTAGGCTTGCCCAGGCAATATGGAGTCATGATTAAAAACGCACTTCTGGAGGGGCTTATAACTGAGGACGAAGCGGATTACCTGATTAGCTCCATGGGCTATGGCAACTGATAAAAGGAGTTTAACATGTCCAGCGTACAAGAACGACTCGACCGCATGATTAACGGAACCGGCACCGCAAGCAGCGGGGCCGGTAGTTCCGTTATGGAGCGGCTTGACCGTATGATAAACCATTCTCTTCCTCAAGTCGCCAATAAAAACGATGAAGATAGCGCTGCGCGATGGCCGTCACAATCCAAAGAAAGCACAAAAGATCTGCTTCCCAGCTTCGCCACGCCAAGCGGCGGGGGGAAAAGTGTTGAGAACATTCTCGGCAAATTTTCCGATCGCGGGGGTGTCGAGGCGATAAAGTCCCCGGACAGCTGGAGCAGCGCCGGGGACGCAGAGCTGGGACTGAAAGCGTGGAGCGGTCAGCTTGAGAGCTATGAAAAAAAGCTCACAGAGCTGAGCGGCAGCATAGCCAATGCTGAAAATCGGCTCAAGAATCTCCAGACTACTGTGAAAACCGCGGAGGATGCAGCCGCCTATGATGAGCTCTATGCCGGCTATGAAAAAATGATAGCCGACTACAACGGCGTTGTGAACGACATCAACCGCGTGCAGGACAAGTACAGCGCGGGGGTTGAGCGGTATCGGGATATCCTCAGCGGGGGCATGGAGAGAGCCGACGCGGCCGCGTCGGAGGCCAAGAGGCTTGAGGATGAGAACAGCCGCCTGCAGCGGCAGGCTAACCTCATCCGGGTCTACGAGATGAGCGGGACGAGCCCCAGCTCGGCGGCTGCGCCTATCGAGGCCCAAATCGAGCAGAACACCCGGCGTATTAAGGCACTCAAGGCTGAAGAAAGCCAGAACAAAATGCAGTATTACAGTTCTCTGGCTCTCATGGAGGACTATGCTGGCCTCTCGAGCCCGGCGTCTGTGACTGGTGACTCGCGATACGAGTATATAAACGACATCGACAATGCCCGATACAGAAACGAGCACACAACAGACCCAAGCGGCGCGCCAGTAGCACTCAGGAGATATCAGTACCTCACTGAGGATGAGATAAAAATATATAACTATCTCTACGCCTCCCAAGGCAAAGACGCCGCTGATCGCTTCCTTGAAGATATGGGCCCCGCACTGACCGAACGGCAAGGTGCGGCTCAATATGAGGAGCTGGGCGCGTTGGGGAAGGCGCTCTACTGGATACCCGCCGGCCTGGATCAGTTCGGCAGCGGCATACGGCAACTATTCCAGCGTGAGGCCGTGCCAGTATCGTCGACGCAGATCACCTCACAACTCATACAGCAGGAAGCACAGGAGAAGAGCCCGGTGCTCGGGACACTCTATACCTTGGGCACAACACTCTCGAACATGGCTCCGAGTATTCTTGCCAGCGCGCTCGGCAGCTGGGCACTCGGAGCGGCGGGGCTGTCAGCCGGCACGGCATCGGCTATCGGCAGGGCGGCGGGCGGCACGGCGCTGGGCGCTTCTGCGGGCGGTAACGCCTATACGCAGAAGCTGAACGAGGGCTACAGCTCCGAGGCGGCGCAGAACTATGCGACGCTCGTCGGCGCGAGCGAGGGCGCGCTGCAATACCTCCTTGGCGGCATTGGCGCCCTGAGCAAGAGCGGCACCGGACGCATCGCCGCCAAAATCGCCGGGCTGGACAACGCACTGGGCCGTGTGGCGCGCACGGTGAGCGGCAGCACGGCTGCGCGCCTGCTGGGCAGTATGATATCCGAGGGCACGGAGGAGGGCCTGCAGGAGCTGCTGGAGCCCGCCTTTGCGGCCATAATCTTCGACGAGGAATATGAGGCCGACTTTGAGGACGCGGCGTATGCGTTTCTCCTGGGCGCGCTGAGCGCGGGCATCATAGAGGGGCCGGCGGCCATTGCTTACGCGCGGCGGCCGGCAGGTTTTTCGTTCCGGGATATGGACGGATATGCCGATAATGGTGTAGACTATTTTGAAGGTGCGAACACGCTCGAGGAGGTCGAGGCACGGTACCGTGATCTCGCGCGGCAATACCATCCGGACGTGGGCGGCGACACGGATATCATGGCTGAGATCAACCGCCAGCGCACGATGGCGCGCGCGTTCTTCCGCGGGCGTGCTGAGGCGGCTGCGGCAGATGAGGCGGCAGACACGACGCCGGAGGCGGCCGCGAACACGGAGCGCGCAGACAGCGTGATTCGTCGCTTGACGGCGGGCCGGGCAACTGAGGAGACCACGCCCGAGACAGTGAGGGCCCCGATAGAGGACCAGGCCTACGCGGAGGCGGGCGGCATCGTTTTGCCGACGGCTGATACCGCCGGCGACTTCTCACTGCGAGCTGAGGCTGGGGCAACGGAAGGGCCAACCATGGAAGCTCCGCGCACAACTGCGCCTGAAATAAACGCCGAAGGGAATATTATACTACCCACGGCGGAAGAAATAATGAATGGAGGCATACAGAATGGACAGCAGGGACAAGAATGGCAGCAACGGAGAAACCAGGTATCAGATGGAAACAGAGGACGGCTGGATGGTATCAGTACCGGAGGACAAGCTGGACGACTGGGAGGCAGCGCAGAAGTCAGATCCGCGCCCGCTGAACAAGGCAGAGCAGCGCTTGCGCGACAGAATAGTGCAAGAGATCTACGGCTCCAGGAAGTAAGCTCCGCCGAGCTCGGCATTCCGGAGGGGACGGATACGCGAAATGTGCGAGTCCTCCCGGAAACGGACTGGGACGATGAACTCGTCAGCACCGCCGAACGGGTCAGGAGCGTTACAGGCAGAGAAGTGCGCTATGTCCTCGGCGGCATTGAGGTGCGGACGGCGGGCGGCGGCACACATCGGGTACGCGGCGTATGGATGCCGAACGGGGATATTATTGTCCAGGCTGACAATATGCGCGTCAGCGCTCAGCAGATAGCTGAGCATGAGATCTATCACGATATTGCGTCACAGGACACTGGGCTCGACTATACCGTGGAGGAACGAATACGCGAGCAATTCGGCGACGAGGAGTTCACCCGCGTGGTGGAGACGTATATCCAGAAGCTGCACGGCATAGTAGACCTGCCTGCCAATGCAAGTGAGAGTGAGTTCGAGGCGGCGCTTGCTCGCATAAAGCAGGAGATATTTGCCGACGCCTATGCGGGCATCAACGCCTTCGGAGCACATGCGGAGCGGTTCGCGGACCCGACGCGCGAGACGGTAAAGGAGCGCACTGGTATCCGCAGTCGAGAGAATGACGACGCTACCCGCGACCGTACCGGGCCGCCTGCGGAGCGGTACAGTTATGCGGGCACCAACGCCGCAAACGCGGATCTCGAGGCGCTGGAAGTGGCAAAGGGCATGGCGGAGCAGAACGTCTCGGCTGAGACGATACGGCAGGCCACGGGCTGGTTCCAGGGCGCGGACGGGAAATGGCGGTTCGAGATCGACGACTCCGGGATGCGGTACTCCGCGCGGGGCGACCTGAATTACGGCGACCCGGACTATTGGCGATACCGCGAGCTTCTCGACAAGCTCGAGCGGGAGATGCTCGGCACAGGCTCGGAGGCCGTCACGGAAGCTGAGCGGGCCGAGTATGAGGAGCTCGCGCCGCGATACCGCGACTTCTATTTGCAGCCGGGTGTGCGAGGAGACGGCTCTGCCACAGCTACACGGCTCTCGGATTACATCCAGCACGACGAGCTGTTCGAGCAATACCCTCAGCTCAGGGATGCGCGGCTCGTGTTCGAGGACATGGAAGATGGGAAACAGGGCAGCTATAATCCTGATACAAACACCATTACCTTGAGCGAAAGCCTGCAAAACAGCGAGCGGGACGATGCGCTTGTCCATGAAATACAGCACGCCATACAGGAAGCCGAGGGGTTTGCCCGTGGAGCGTCGCCGCAATACTGGGCTCGACGTGAGTATGAAAGCGGTGACCTTGTAGGTGAGCGCCTACGGCGTGAGCATGACAACCTTTTCCGTTCGTTGAGCCAAGAAGAGCAAAACCAGTTCACCAGATACCGCGAACTTGACCGTGAGCTGAATAGAACCATGTTTGCTGAACTGGGCACGGAGGAGGCCGCGGACTATGAGCGATACGAAGCTGAGCAGGACGCACTGTATGATGAACTCTATAGTAACGAGTGGTTTCGCAAGCTGCTTGACCTTGAGCGGCGTATGGATGATATTCCGGGTGAATATCGCGCCATGTACAGCAACACCTCCGGCGAAATTGAGGCCAGAGACGCCGAAGCACGCCGGAAGCTCACAGTGGATGAGCGCCGCGCAACTCCGCCTGATTTGGGCAATGAGGACACGATATTTGCACAGAGCGGCGCAGGCGTTCAGGCCTCGATTGACTATGATACTGATAACAGGCCCTACGTTACTGTCGAAGAGGACATACTTGACGGAGTGCCGGAGAGGGATTGGGCCCGCACAGTAAAGGCTGTACTGCGCGAAAAATTCCCCGAAGGCATAACCGTGGGGAACAGTGAAATCAATATTGGAGGCAGAACAGGCAGAGAGCTGACATGGAGCGGCACAAGCCGCTGGCTGCGTGCAAATGACCCCGTTGCGTTCGCAGACAAATATCGGACGGCAAACAACGCTGACGAGTTACTGCTTGCATCTACGGACTATGTCAATGAAGGCCTTGACCATCCGAGGCGGGATGACATTACAGATTTTTCGCGCGGGAAAGTGCAGTTTAGAATTGGAGACCGCGACTACACCGCGGATGTGATAGTCGCCGCCCTGAAAGACGGCAGGTTGATGCTGTACGACATCACGCACCTCACAAGGACAGAAATACAAAACAGGAGCCAGCCGCGGCGAAGCACAAACCCGTCACCGGGAACTGCCAGTTATACCGCGACTGACTCCGATAACAGTATATCCGCCGAGGACAAAAATGTCAACGCCCGCTTCTCATACGATGAGGAATTGCCGCGGCCGGTAATCGCCAAGCAGGACCTGCGCCGCAGGCTGCTTGATACCTTCTCGGTGCCGCCCGGTTCCAGGGCGGAGCTGGGACGTATTATCGAGGGCTTCACGGATAAGATGATACGAAGCGGCAGGTATACGGAGCAGGACCGCAGCGCGCTCTTTGACAAGCTCTATGATGCAGGCGTGATGAGCGTGGCGGCCGACCCGTATTATTCCGAGGCCCGGAACGCGCTGGTAAAGCGGCGCATGTATGTGGGCGATGCGCTGAAGGCCGAATTCGGCAATGACTGGAACGACTTCCGCAAGAGGGCGTTTGCGGCGGGAGTATATCTCACGAACGACCCGGACGACATGGCCCCGGATATGTGGCAGGCAGAACTTGGCGAAACGCTGCCAAGCCTGTTTGACAGCGACAACCTCGATATGCGGAGCTTCATGGAGCGCGTTGTGCAGGTGGCGGAGGAAGGCCGGGACGAGCAGGTGAGCCTTGCGGAGTACACTCAGATGCTGGCAGGCGAGAACTATGTCAGCGAGGATGAGGTCCTGCAGGACCTTGAACAGCGTGTGGACTGGGAGCTCAGGAGCTTCGCGGAAAAAGCTGACCTCGAGGTGCGCCTGCGCGGCCGCGGCGCCGACGGCATAACGAACACCGAGCGCAAACGCATAATTCAGGAAGAGCGCGCGAACTACTGGCAGCTGCACAAGCAGTATCAGGAGGAGACCCGGCAGCGCATAGCCGAAGAGCGCGGCAAGCGGCACGCCAGCGAGCGAGAGGCCCGCGAGAAGATAAACAACATCATCCGCGAGGAGCGGGAGAAGTATTGGCAGAAGCGCCGGGATTATCAGCAGCGGGCGGACGAGCGTGTGCGCCAGGAGCGGGAGCGGCGCTGGGCGGTCCAGGCCGAGACCCGGCGGCGCATTGATGATGTGGAGCAGGGCGAACGGCGCACGTACTACGAGCGCCTCGAGCGGTACAAAGAAGCCAGGCGCGCCACGGATGCCCGCGAACGGGAGCGCCGGAAGGCCATGTCCGAGCGGCGCCGTGAGACGGCGGAACTCAGGAGCCTCCAGCAGCGCACGCTCAAGCAGATTCAGTGGCTCGCAAAGAACCAGTACCGAGCTCCGGCGGAGCTGCGGCAGCAGTGGGACGAGGTGCTCGGCGACCTCGATATCTTTGCGGTCAGCGCTGCAAACGAGATGAACTACTCCAAGAAGTACGATGCCACATGGCGCGATCTCGCGGAGATGTACAAAAAGGCGAGGGACACAGACCCGAACTTCCTGCCCTCTCAGGAGCTCGAGCGCATTGTCGCCCGGCTTGACAATGACAAGATAGGCGACTTGGATATTGGGGCTCTGCAAGACCTGTACAAAGCAGCCGTGGGGCTGAGACAGGAATTCTATAACCGCAACCACGTTATAGGCGACGAGGAAGGGAGACTGTTTGCGGAGCTCTACGCAGACTCCAAAGCGGAAATCACAGAGGCCCCCGGCGGGTACACCGGGAACCCCGCGGACAAGGTATTTAACATCGAACAGCTTACGCCGATGAACTACCTCGAGCGGATGGCAGGGTGGAACCCGGACAGCGCGTGGTACTCCATGGCAAAACAGCTGGAGAAGGGCGAACGTGATGAGCGGGCATATATCGTCCAGGCCAACAAGCTGCTCTCGGACTGGCTGCGGGATAATGAGGACTGGGTCATGCAATCCGACGGGCAGGGCAAGAATGCCGTGTGGTATGAGGTCGAAGTGCCTGAGCTGCTCGAGCTTGGCATGGGGGATAAGCCTGTGTTTGGCGACAGCGTAAAGGTGTACATGACACCGTCCATGAAGGTCCACCTGTACCTTGAAAGCAAAAACTACGACAACCTGCGGCACATGGTAGGGGGACGCACATTCCCGGACAAGGAGCTGTACAGCGACGGGAAACGGCAGGAGGCTTTTGCGCAGGGCAAGACGATAAGGCTCGCTCCTGAAACGGTGAAAAAGCTGGTGTCAGATTTGACGCCGGAGGAGCTAGAGCTTGCCGCCTTGCTGGAACGCTACTACAACCAGTTTGCGGCGGAGCGGATAAACAAAGTCTCTAACGCCCTGTACGGCTATGACCGGGCCGTGACCAAGAACTATGCGCCCATCTATACCAACAGCAACTACAACCAGAAGGAAATAGGCAAATCCGACCAGACTGCCGAGGGCGTCGGCAACATGAAGCAGCGCATACGCGGGGCTAAAAACCCGAGCTACAACCTGTCCGCCTATGATGCCTTCGAGCGGCACGTCGACCAGACTGCCCGCTTCGTCGGCATGGCGATCCCGGCACGCAACTGGAAGACCCTGCTCAATTGGCGAGAGCGGAACAACAGCATGAGCGACGTTATCACGCACAAGTGGGGCAACGAGTCGCTGAAGTACATAACCGACCTCCTGACGGATTTGCAGGGCGGGTCGCCGCGGAAGGCACAATTCCAGATATCCAGCTTTGCGGACAAACTCTGGTCGAACTATATCTCCGCCGTGTTCGGCGCGAACCCGAGCATAGTGCTCAAGCAGCTGGGCAACATACCCCTTGGCGGAGCGTATCTCGGCATGAACAACGTGCCGAGTCCGGGGCAGATGGCGAACATCGACCGCGAGCTCATAAGCCGGTATACCTCGGAATTGGATTGGCGCCTGATGGGTTACTCCACACCCGAGACCAAGCAGCTAAAGGATCACCCGAACTGGACTGAGCGCAACAGCTTCTTCCGCAATGTATTTGGCGGCGGGGCCATAACAGGTGTGGACGGCTGGGCCGCAAGCACGCTATGGCCGTGGGCTGAAAACAAGGTGCGTCGCGAGCAGCCTGAGCTTGAGGTCGGAACGCAGGAACAGATAGATGCCGGCCAGAGCCCATTCTATAAAGCGGTGGCCGCGGAGTTTGACAATGCCGTCAACCGCAGCCAGTCTATGTCTGATACTCTGCACAATGCGCGCATACGCAAGTCGGACAATGCGGTGCTGCGCACGTTGACCATGTTCAAGAGCGATGCCGCGCAGACCTATAACGCCTTCCGACAGACCATAGGCGAGGCGCAGTATTACAAGCGAAAAGAAGCGGACAGCAAGACCCAGCGAGTAGCCAGGGCTGCAACGGGCGCCGCGTTCCTCGCGTGGATTATCAATGCCGCGTGGACGGCCGGGGTCAACTTCCTTGTCAATCTGGCAAAAAAGAAAGGAGCGAACTACCGCGACGACGAAGATGAGCTCACAGCTCAGAGCGTCCTCGGTAATATGGCCTCTGACATGCTCAATGGTATGAGCGGTGTAGTGATCCTGGGCGAGGAGTTGGCAGGGGCTATCGGAAGCGCGATTACAGGGGAACGGTGGTACGGCCTCGATACGCCTGGTATTGAGCAGCTAAACGATACCTTGGAGAGCCTTATCAATAGCGGGAATAGCATAAAAGGCCTTTTGAGCGACGCCATCAACATCGGCCGGCAAGGCGGTGATGTGCTTGCCTATTTGAATGAGCACCGCGCTGACTTGGCTGGTGGCATAAAAGAGGTGGCGGCAACGGCCGTAACATATTTCCCCGGCCTCCCGGTGAACAACGTCGAGGCATACCTCGCGGGCCTCCTGAGCTGGACTTTCCCTTCGCTTAGTACGTCGTATGAGGATCTGTTTGAGACGCCTGACAAAGCCAGCCTAAAAGGCCTGGAGGGCGACGCGCTTGTAACGCGCGTCGAGAACATACTGGCAAGTCGGCTCGAAGATGTGTCCGAGCCTGCGGCGCAGACAGTGGCCACACTCTTTGCAGCTGGGTACAGCGAGGCGCTGCCGTCAGGCATACCGAAGCAGGTAACTGTAACGGACAAAAAGACAGACACTAGCGAAACCGTTGAACTCGATGCATATCAACAGCAATTCTTTGGGCAGGTATGGACTGAGACCGTCGGTCGCGCTGTTAATGAGCTTGTCCTAATGCCTGAGTTTGAGGCCGCAAGTCCCGAGGATCAGGCAAAAATGCTGAGCCAAATATATCGCTTTGCCAATGAAACTGCCAAGGCAGAAACCGTTGAAAAATACAGTCCGCCGTCAACCATGGCAGAAGCGGCAGAGGATATAGCAAGCGGGCGGACACTGGCCGAATGGGCTGCTTACGACGTGCTCTCAGACGATGTATCCGGCACTTTCGGGAAGCTGACAGACGAGGGACTTGATTACGAGCAGGCGCTTGACGTGGCGGAAACCCTAGACGAACTGGGCGATGATGCGACGTCCGTTGAACGGTATCTTGCGGTCGCCCGTATGCCCATTCCGGAGGATGAGAAAGAACTCGCCCTGCGCGGAGTGATGACTGACAGTGCTTACGCAAAATACGAAACAGCCCGAAACGCAGGTATTGATACACTCGATTATTGCGACTTCCTCGACCGAATATCAGATATATCCGGCGACAGCCGGCAGGAGCGTGTTTGGGCTCTGATAGACTCCATGCGGCTCACCAACAGGCAAAAAGACGTGCTGCACTTGGCCGCAGGGTACAAGGACAGCACTCTCAGCAAAACACCATGGCATAACTAG